AGTGTGTCATTAGGAATTCCTACAACAGCATTTGCAAAGGCAAGCAAATCTTCATGAAATAAAATCCTGTCTTTTATATTAGCACCCCACAAACGATTTTCTAATTGACAAATAGACTTTACTATATCACTAGAGCTTTTTCTAAGAATAATGTTTTCAAATGTCATATCAAGAACCTGCTCACATCCAGTTATATTAATCTGTAATGTGCTGCTACTAGGGTTAATAAGAAATTGTTTATCAAATAAACCTGTTTCAAATGTACCATCAAAGTGACGTACAAAAGCAACTTCTAAATATGGGTATGTGGTATCAAGATTACTTAAATTAAGTGTGATAGACTTGTTAGTAATAGTAGCACTATCATTACCATCTATTATGATACCAGCACTTAAAGCATCGGCATACATTTCGACAGCATTTGACTCTCCTAAAAAGCTAGTAGGATTAAAACTAATAGTGTTGTACCTTATAAAATAAAACCAATTACCAGCTTTATGACATCCATTTTCATTTAAAAGAATACTATCAACAATAGGTTGAGCACATGTTTCTGCAAGTAACTCTACTGCATTAGGAAAACTTCCATCAAAATACTTTCTATTATTACAAATTCCTTCTTGGTTAAATCCAGAGTTAATAGATCTTATTGGATTTTTGAAGTCAGTAAAATATAAGTTTACGCTGTTATCATAATCTGTTCTTGCAAAGCATTCTATTTGATGCTCACAGTCAAAGTTAAAAAGAAGCGTGCTAAAGTTTAATCTTGGTGCATTAGGAAATAAAAGAGGATTAAGTGTTCCTGTAAAGTTATTAAGTGGCTTATAGACATGCTCAAACCCTCCATTAGGTGCACAGTCGTTGTTAGGGAGCCTAAAAGGCGATGGATATACTCCAACCTCCCCAAAGTTCGTAATCGTGTTATAACTAAAAATATAGGCTATTCCGTTGTACTCACAATATCCCAAAGGAATAAATCCTGCTGAAAGCGTAAATGCCTGTTCGTTTCCACCAATATTAGTAGCCACAAATCCTTGACCTTCAATATTAATCAAACGAATATTTAAGGCACTTCTTAGTTTTGTATCAGGAATTAATGCTGCATCAGTGTCTTTGTCAACCCCACCAAAAAAAGAATTTACTTGATACTGTTGATTTACAGGGTTTGGCATATTTATTTCATATTAGCAGAGAAACGTAACTTAGGAATCATATTCATTCGAATCATCATCATTCGTTCCATGTCATCTCTTGACACAAATCTAAATGAAGATTTAGCTTTTTGAACATAATGTCCATATTGACCATCAATGTATGCGTATCTATTCTCTGGAATCTTACCATTAAGATAATCAGGAAATAAAAGTTTCTTTAAACAATACCAATAACAAGCTTCTTGATGGCCATCCTGTATTAAAGGAAAGCCCGTCTTTTCATCAATAGCAACACCTATGTAATCAATATGAAGGGTTATTGTTCCTTCAGGTGGGATAGATACTGGTATAGAAGATGAATTAGTAAAAGAATTACGACCAAACTTAAGATATGTTCCGTCATTATCATAATTAAGAACAGTGCAGTTATGACCCCTTACTTTTAATAGTCTATATATATTACAAGGCAGCAAAGCCTTCTTGTCAATTACTTCAATAGGAATATTCCTAAACTCTACAAACTGCTCAAACTCAGCAATGTTATTTTCAGCTTCAACACACCATTCTACTACATCATAAAAATCAAACTCAAGTTCTTTATAATCCCTTGCTATTTTAGCAGCAATAGCTTCAATATTAACATATTTACCTGTCATCATGATTAATAAGCGTGTCCGTTTTTGGTTAACTCATACACTTTGTTCTTTAATGGTCTTACAAATTTGCCCTTATAAAATTTATTATTAAATCTATTAAGTCTTTGATGAAGACGCAAAACTAATCCATTTACCTTACCATTTGTTTCAATATCAAATTGATAATTAGGATGATCTGGCATAGACACATCTCCTACACACATAAATCCAAATTCTTTGTATGGAAATACAATTGCATAGTTACCATGTATCATATCATCAGCCATCATTATCATCATATCAGTAAACATGTCTTTAGCCTTCTGCACACCTTCTCGTTCTGTCTTAGTATTAAAAACATCTTTATATTTTTCTATTTCATTGCCAACGTCATGTATAATTTTTACTAAATCCTTTACATTAGCTATCTCATAATTTATCATCTGTCCGCTACTGCGGTTTCTAAATGTCTTGAATTTCATATATTACATTGGTATATTATTAGCAGATATTGCTACTTGTTGTGCATCAATATTAGTTCTAAAATCATTAAAATCAAAAACTCTATTTGTATCTCCAATTGCAGCTCTTGCATCTAGGAAGTTTTGGTCTTCACAGGGAATAACCACAGTTGATTCCACTGCCCTAGTTACAGGTATATCATAATTTATATCATTAAGCACTACTCTATAATGCAATACAACCTCTTTCTTCTTTCCACCACATCCACACCCTACAAGAACTTCTACTATCTCTGTATAGCAATATTGCTCTTGAACCTTAAACGCCCTTCCTTTTATAAGGACTGTTAAGCTTATTGTTATCATTTTCTCGTTCTCTGGCATAATCTTTAAGATTTAATTTGACTATCAAGTGTAGGATTCTCCTGTGCATTATTTTTCATATCATCAGGATTTCTTATTGTACTCATAAGTTGCTTAAGAGCAATTAGCTCAAGCTCATGAATCATATTACTTGGTATAGGGTAAGGATCATTTTCTCCAACACTATAACATTTACCATTAAGAGGGTTAGATAAGATGCCTATAAGACAAACATATTTAAGACCCGAAGTTGGAGGATTACCTATTTTAAATTCAGAGCCAACAACTGTATAATATGGCTTATGACCAGTCCAAGGACTATTGTTGCCATAAAGATTACCCATAAAATTTCTTGATGAAAACTCTTGCTTTTTATCTGCTGAACCAAAATACATTACTTCGTATCCACCAAGATCATCAAGAGCTGGTGCCGAAACATAGTATTCTATATCTCCAGAATCAACATTATTACAGATTAGATTACGACACTCTACTTCAAGACAAGTTATCTCCTGATACAAATTTGCATCAAGTGCCCTATTTTCTTTTAGTCGATTTCTAATAAGGATACCACGAATTTCGTGTACCATTTTATACACTAATTCAATGTCAATCCTTTCATCGTCAGAAGTGAAATATCCTTTAACTTGATTCCTTATAGAGTATCCTATTTCTGCAAGTGTTGCCATTGTCAGTGTAAATTTAAATTAATATTTTCTTATCAACTCATAAAGACTCCACAATATACCATTAATAAATGAAGCTGTGAAACAAGAAAATACCCAAAACAATATATCTGATTTATCTATAACTCCGTCTAAAACGCCCCACAACGCCCAATATATAACACTTCCCCATATACTTGCAAAACACGCTTCACATAATATAAGCGGCTTTGATATAAATTTAGGTATTATATCATATCTATCTAATACATATTTACGTATTGGATAGAATATTTTTTCATCATCTGTAATCATACGCCACCCCAGGCAAACGCCTGAGATGGTTAGTACGATTAAGAAATAATTGAACAATATAGATGAAGAAATCTCCATTTATTAAATTGTACAATCTGAGAAACCTTCAGCAACAAATATGTCTGCCCAGAAAGTATTAAAAGATAGCACTACTGTACTATTAACATAGAAGTAAACTTCCTGTTCGTAACAATTGAAAGCGTTAGCTTGTGATATATCTTGAACGTCACACGATTTACGTAGGCGTAGGTGATATACACAATGAGTGCCACACATTCCAAGAGATGGACGTGAGCCAATATGCCCCCATTGAATTGGGAAAATCTTAGCAATTTGTGTTGTGCTTAAAACTGCATCAACGTGAGCTGTAACTGTTGTAATTGTAGCAGCATCACTGAAAGCTTGGAAGCCACATGTAAGCTCACAGTTAAGTTCTGTAAGTAACAAACATGAACCAGCAGCAGAAGGAGTAAAGTTAGGTGCAACATAAGTACCAACGACAGCAGAAACTGTAGCTGTTGGATCGGCATTAATGTTAGCAGCAACTGCTACCGCTGTTTGGTTTGCTGTTGGTGCAGCACCCGATGGTGTTTGGTATCCGTAGTATTTGCTTGAACCAAAAGTTTGCTGAACCTCATAAGAAGTTACGCAAGGAAGGGTTCTGATAAGCAAAGGCCACTCATATGGACACTCGCAAGAATCGGGGATTGTTATACACACAACTGTTCTTTGTGATGTACAAGCACTAGGACATTGACAATAAGAGTCAATGACCTCTGATAAAAGGATCTCACCGTAATTTTCAACGATAATTCCTGTACCTGCTGCGTTAGCAACTACGGATGTAGCACTAAGGTTATCAACTAGGATTTTTGAAGCTGGTCGTAAAAGCATTGTTTATTTATTTTAAAATGTTTAACAAAATTAGTGAATATTAAGTAATAGAATTGCGTTGTTCCATAACATTTGTTTTATATCTAATGGATTCAATCTGCTCAATCTTTTTCCTTACAGCAATATCAACAATTTCCTTACGGCAATGGATAGCTAACTCGCAATCAACATTGGCATTTACTATCTGAATATCCCTTGGATACCTAACATAATCAATGTCAGCAGAAACTCCATAAGATTGGGTTCCTGTGAAAAAGATCATAGCATCTCCAGTTATCTGATAATAAAGACGTTCGTCTTTTGGTTTGTTAAACGGATCTCTAGTTATCTCATCTCTCCTGTCCGAAGTCATAACTTTCGCTTTTAGAAGTTCAGAAACACCTGTATAGCCACATATATTATTAACATAGTTGATTTTAAAAGAAGCTCGTAACATAAACATGTAACCATGATTAGTTCCAGACGGATTCTTTGGAGTGACAACAAAACCAGTTGCACTATAAGGCAAAGAGAATAACTCTTGTCCTGGTATAGGCAAACCTGTGTTTAATATTGTTTCGTCAAGAATCATAATTTCTCTTAAGTCATCAATTCTTTTCTGTGTAATTTGTACAGAATCGTATTTGTTAACAATATACTCTAACTGAGCCTGATTAATTAAGACTTCGAACTCTTCAGGATAGACAGTACCTGTGTTATCCTTGTTAAGATTATCAAGGACGGCATTGTACATATCAAGAGCAGTAACGATCATTTCTTAAGATTTAGACTTAGTTGTAGCAGCTTGTGGTTCACTAGATTTCAATATTTTATTCCATTGTGTGATAAGAGCATTGTTAGAAGAGTCACGCATAAATTCTATTGCAAAATCTTCATTGGCACCCACAAGTTCGTTTCCGCTCATGTATTTACCATTTACTAATTTAAGAATATCTGCTTGAACAAGCTTCCGAAGAAAAATCTTATGCTTTGAATTTTTATCTTCTGAAACATTGAGGATGTCCATCGGTTTCAATAATGCAAGGTCGTACAGTGCTGCCTCAAGCTGTGCTCTTGACATATCACGAGTAAAAATTTGCAATAAACGGCCATAATCTTGCATCTCTTCCAAAGACATGCTACGGAGTTTTTCCATAGCCAAGAACACACGTTGGTTCTTGCCAATCTTTGAATCTGCTTCTTTTTCCTTGTCTTCAATGTAAAAACGATGAACACCAGGATTAATCTCATCTTTTGAAGATGCGACCATTTCGTCAGCAAGAGCTAGTTCCAAAAGGAAACGTTGCTCTTCTGACTCCATGTTAAAAGTTTGTAGATGTGCAAAACGAAAGCTGTCATGATCCGTAAGACGGATAGGAGTGCCATCAGCAACTACTACCTTCTCGTTATCTTCACTTTCCACTTTTCCCTTATATGATTTCTCTCCAACATAAAAGGTTTTTGTAACCTCTTCAAATTTCGGAGTAATGTACACTGGAGATGTGTGGTACTTTTGATCAGTACCAACTAGACGTACTATTCCAGTACGTTTTTCTAATATTTCTTGAGTTTCTTTAGACATAACTTTTTATCTGTTATTTATTTATAATTTAAGGAACGAATAATTCAGCTACACCAAATGGGTTTTTCATAGAAATACCTGTCTCAGAAAGAATCTGAACTTGGTATCCGTCCATTGAGTTAGAAGCTGTTGCACGTTTGTTACCATCAGGAGATGACATTCCATCGATGATCTTTTTAACAAAACGACGATCTTCGCCACCATTGCCAAGAGCAATAAGTTCACACATAGGATCTCCACCAATTGTGGATCCAAGGTTTACGAAAATACCACGTTTTGATTCTTTAGATACACCATAGATATCACGATCCTGTGGACGCCAAGCTGCATCAAATGCTGCATTCCAAGCTACTACAATACGGACACCGCCCATCTCATAAGCATTGAAAGCAACTTTAACACCTTGCTTGATTTCACCTTCAGAAACGAACAAAGGCATTGGATTGTATTTGAATACGTCACGCATCAAACGTTGGAAGTTCCAAACGAATGCTTGACCACCCATTACAAACACCTCATTAACTCCTTCGCCAGTTGTGCTCATGAGCTGCAAATTCTGCATCACGTTCTCAAGTGTACGAACATTAAGAGTGTTGTATTGGTATTTCAAAGAACCATCTCCCTGTGCAATCAATCCGTCTCCTTGAATGATCTCACGGCCCATAAGGTCACGTACATAGATATTCTCGTTAGCATCGATTGTTGCTTTTCCATAAAGAAGTTGATTCTCACGAGCGTAAGCCCAACGACGCATCATTTCAAATTCTTGTTGTTTGAACCAAAGCTTTTGGCCATTGTGCTCAACCCAAAGAACTGTATTCTGAGCAGATCCAGAAATAGAATATTGCATGCGTTGAATGGTCATGTAGTTTGTATGCCACTCTGGGAATGTATTCTTTTCGTAACCTGTTTCAGAAAGCTCAGGGAAAGCTGTGTAACTAAATCCAACCTCTGCTCCAGCATCAAGTAATGATTGGTTAATGTAAGAACCTGTAGTATTAGCTACGTTCTTCACTTTGTAAGACCAAACACCTGTAGAGATTTCGACTGGATAGTCATTTAAGATTTGAACTAATGTACGACGATCTTTCAATTCCAAAACATCATTTGGAGAAAAATAGTTAGTGTTCAATTCTAATGTAAAAACTGCGTTATTCAAAGTTGTTACAGGAGTGTTAGCAACTGTGGTAGCAATGGTTCCCTTACGGAAAGGATAACCTTTAAGTGCCCACATAAATTTGCGATTTCCTATTACTTTGAAGTTTTCAGAAGAAAAATCAGGAGATAATCCTTTTTTTGTCATTCCACGACGAGCAAGATATGATGAAAATGCAGAGAAGTTCGTTTCGAACAAGTTCACTACATTCATGGATATCTCAGGTCGGGTAAGTAAAGCTGCCGCTAATGAGTTTGTCATTGTTGTGCGGTTGGCATCAAACGTGCCTGTACCAATAATTTTCATTATTTTTTATAATTTTATGTTAATAATTTGATGGTGCAGCCAATGCATCTAAATCTACGTCTGACGAAGGGAATCCACCTCTTCCTTGTGCTAACTTTGGCTCTGGGTCTAACTTTCTAAGGAAGTCGTTTTTTGCGTATTCCTTTGAACGTGTCAACTGTTCTCTAATTTTTGCATCCCCTTTTGATAAAAAATATGCTACCTTAATAAGAGTTTCGTCGCTTTGCAACATCTCCAGTAATGGTGACATACCTTTTTGCTCATTTGGAGTTACAAGGTATTTAAATTGTTCAAAGAACTCAGACTTTTCGCTTTGCGATATCGGGAGTCCATTGATGTTTTCAAGTTTATTAAAATAACTAACAGCATTTTTAATTGAGCTGTCACGTTGTTTGTCCATTTCAAAACCTTGCTTTTGACGTAATGAATTTTGTTGTTCAATCATCTGGTCAGCAGCCAAAAGTTTTCTATCTTGATAATCTGTTTTAATACGTTCAGCCTCTACATCAAGAAGTCCAGACTGATCCATTTTTTTAATTGTTGATTCAATTTTATCTTGATCCCATCCATTAGGACGACGATCTGATTTTCCAAAATTGCTAGTAAGTGAATTACGTACAAGATCATAAGAGTCCATATCTTCAACTTCTTGAAAACCTTTCATTGTTCTATAGAATTCATTTGGGTCTATGCCCGCTTCCATAGCTTTTTGAAATTTTTCCACTTCAGGATGAAGATTAGATGCTTTATCTTTAGATGAATAAAGTTTGCTGAAGTTATCAATAAAGTTTTCTTCATTAATATCTTCTGGCATAGCAACACCATGTTGCTCATACTCTTTTTTAATACGCTCAAGATATTTTTGAGAAAAATAATCATTTTTTTGTTCTTCACTAGTTTGGGTGTTGGTTTGTGTTTGAAAGTCTGCTATATCTTCTGTCTTGGGGTCAAGATTAGGTAAGCTAGATAGCATACTAAGATCGCCAGCTTCTGCTGAACCATCGGGCATTGTTAATAGATCTAGATTAACGTTATTTTCGTTTTCTAATCCTGACTGAAATTCTGTTGTCTGTGTTTCCATTTTTTTTCTGTTTTTATTTATTTACTTTTATTTAGGGCCTGTAAATGGTTTTGAAAAACTACTACTTCCCATAACACTTTCTCCTTTTCTAAACTGTGGGTTCCACGTGTAACTTTTATATTCTTCTGGATGATCTTTTTGATATTGTGAATTACGGGCAGATACTTTAGGATCTTGTACATATTCTCCACTTTTTAAATCAGCTGTTCCCCCTACTACAGAATTATAGTATCTTCTTGTTGTAACACCAGGATGTGATTTTTTGTAACTCTCCCAAAGTTTATCTAATTCTCTGCTTTTTTCATTTAATTTTGTTCTTCGTTCTAATTCTGTATCATTTAACCATTTTGTAGATTGATCTGAATAATTAGGATTTGAATCTAAATTTGATTGTAGATTATTAGAATAATTTGGATTTTTTCTACCTGGATTTGTAGGTGTAATACCACTATCTTTATCATCTGTTACATTAGAATAATCTATTACTTCTTTTTCTTTTTTAACAGGTTTCTTATAAGTAGTTTGATTGTTTATTAAACTTATAGGAGCATCTTCTGCATCACCCGTTTCATCAAAAAAACCTTTTGCTACACCTGTACCTCTCCTTACTTGCTCACTAACTGGATTAGCTTCTCTTGTTCTTTGGTTTTTATCAGCAGCATAAGAAGCTTCTCCAATACGAACATCTCTAGTATTTATATCGTCATATCCTTCAGAAGCTGCTTGGTATCTAGCAATGCGATCAGGTTCAGCTGCATCATTTTTATCAGAGTATGATTGTTCTAATGCATCTTTCGAAGCATTTATTGCTGCCTCATCTGCTCGTATGCTTGCATCGTCAATTCCCATCTCTAAATTGTAAGCTTCATTTTCTGCATCTGACATATCACCTTCTTTTGGCCCACCACGTTTAAATCCACGAGGATTTATAAAATTACCATTGCTATCTATAACTTTATTTTTAGTTGCTGATGCTTTTATATTTTCAAAATATTGAGCCTGTTCAGGAGTTTTTGTTCCCCATGATTTATCTGAATTCCATGCATCATGATAATTGATTGCATTTCTATATTGTTGTTCTGTTTGTATTTCACCTTCAGGCCCCGCTATCATATAATTACCATAACCATCATAACTTCCAGTTCTATCTGAATATCCTGGCCCCGGGCCACCAGCATTGAAACCTAAAATCTTTTTCCATTGAGTCTCATCATAAATAGTACCTCCATAAGCATATCCTTTGCCATAAAGAGTTTCTATTTCCTCTACTTTATTTAAATCTATCATGTGTGCCATAATTTTTTTTTTACAAAATTAATAATATTTATTTACCTTTTACTCTTTTTTTAATATCTCCACCTTTTTTACTACTTGCAATATTAGATGCTTTAAGTTTACTATCTTCTCTGTTTTCAGACAATGTTGACATAGCAGCAATTCTATTTTGTTCCTTTACTGCATCGTACTCCATTATAGCCTGTGCATTTTCGCTCTCAAGGTAAGCCATTTCAGAATCATTATCAAGTTTTGTGTTTAATTCTTCAAGATAAGATTTTGTACTTAACTCTTTCTCCTTAAATCCAAGTTCAGATTCAAACTTCTGAACCTCAAATCCAAAGCGTTGCTTCTCAAGCTCTAACTGAGCACCAGCAATATCAGACTTCCACTTATCAAGCATAGACTTAAACTGATTCTCTGCCTCTAACTTTTGCATCTCAGCCTGTTGCTGCATCTGAAAACCTTCAGAAGCCTTTTGCTCTGCCATAGTACCATACTGTTCAAGAGCACGTTCAATCTCAGATAGGTTATCCATAGAGAACAACTTTACCATTTGACTTAAGTTAACAGTGCCTTTTGCATGTTCTCCTGCTGCAATTTGTTTAAACTCATTTATTAATCGTTCTTCTTTGCCATTGTCAGACATAAAGACTTCATACTCAGCACTATTAATAGTATTGCCTGGAATATTTAATATCTCCTGAGCCATATTTCCAATAACATATTGTCCACGCTTACCATCTTTCCATGCTATACGACAAAGGTTAACAAGTCGCTGCAACACCTGTCTTTTAACAAGATCATGTTGGTAATAGATAATCTCTGTAACTAATTGACTTTGCTGAATAGCTGATTCTGTAGTACCCTTTAAATCATATTGACCAACAGTGCCTTGACGTTGTCTTGAAACACCCATGATAGTTGAAGCTAGTTCCTCAAGGTGAGTAAGCATGCCTGTAAGATATTGAATAGCAGGAGATATACTATCATCAAAGTTTTGAAACTGATTGTAACTTGCCTGACGGCCCATACCTTCTTTAACAGTCTGTATCCAACCAATACCAAGTTTACGCTGATACAACCATTCTTGCATACTCATTCCATCAGGAAGTTGAGACTTATCCATAATAAATCCACGCACACCAGAAAGAGCTAACCATAACTCTTTGTGATAGTGAATAAGATTGTAAAGAATCTGAATATCTTTAGCAGCCCATATTAATGAATATGGTTTTTTATTTAATCCATTGTGAGCAATACCAACATAAGGAAGATCCACCCTTCCATATTTATCAATGCTTCTTAATTGATAAGGCATCTTTTGCATACGAATAAAAATATTCGAATCAATTAATACGCCTTCCCAAATATGATTTACATATTTAGCTTCAACCACATCATCCTTGCGAACAGAATCAGAATCACCCATCCAATGTGTAAAGTCA